CCACGATCTGGTCCGTCCCCGCACCTGATGGCGGGTCGTCGACGGCGCAGGGTGAGGACGCGGTCGCGCTAGCCGCGCACGCGGGTCTGTTCCTCGACGAGTGGCAGCAGTGGATCCTCAAGGAAGCGCTGCGGGAAACGCCGGGCAATAAGTGGGCCGCGTTCGAGGTCGCCATGGTGATCTCACGCCAGAGTGGGAAAGGATCGGTGCTTGAAGCTCGTGAGCTGGCGGGTCTGTATGTGATCGGTGAGGAATTGCAGATCCACACAGCTCACGAATTACGACTTCAAGACGTGTAGCGAGCATTTCCTGCGGGTCCGGCAACTCGTCGAGTCCAACGAGGGTTTGCGGTCGCGGGTGTCGCGGATCACCACCTCCCACGGCGACGAGGGCATCGAACTCGCCCCCCTGCCGACCCTGATCACCGGCTCCGGGTCGAAAGGTGTCCGCCGCGGCAGGGCGCAGCGGTTGCGGTTCCTCGCCCGGTCACGCACCTCCGCCCGTGGTTTCACCGCCGACTGCCTCGTGTGGGACGAGGCGATGGTCCTGTCCGACGCGGTCGTAGGCGCCGCCCTGCCCACCCTGTCAGCAGTGCGGAACCCGCAGCTGTGGTACGCGGGCAGCGCGGGTGAGCGGGACTCCACCCAGCTCGCCCGGATCCGGCAACGCGGACTGGCGGGCGGCGACCCGTCCCTCGCGTATTTCGAGTGGTCGATCGACCCGTGCGCCGAGTATTGCCCGCAGGGCTGCACCGAACATGACGACCCGGCCGCAGTGGAGTCGTGGGCGAAAGCGAACCCCGGCCTCGGCATACGGCTGTCCGTCGAGCACGTCGCCCGCGAGATGCCGTCGATGGGCGGCCCGTACTCGCCGGTGTTCCAGCGCGAACGCTTGGGTGTCGGTGACTGGCCCACCGATGAGAACGGCTGGGCTGTCATCTCCGAAGAGGACTGGGCGGGCTGCGCCGACCCGGACTCGCCCCGGCCACGGCGCCCGTGGGCGCTCGCCGTCGATGCCACTCCCGACCTGTCCGCGTCGGCGATCGCAATCTCTGGCCTGCGGCCGGACGGCAAAGTTGTTGTCGAGATCCCCGACGGCTGCCATAGGGGCGGCACGTCGTGGGTCATCGGCGAACTTCAGCGGCTGATCGACAAGTTGCGGCCGTGCGCGGTCATCATCGACCCGCGGTCACCGGCCGCGTCGCTGATCGACGAGGCGGAACTCGCCCGGCTGGAGATCACGAAACCGGGAACGATCGAAGTCGCGCAAGCATTTGGCCTGTTTTGCACCGCCGTGACGGACCGGCAGGTCACGCATCTCGGTAAGCAGGCGCAACCCGGCCTGCACGCGGCGGTCGCCGGGGCGGCGGATCGTGCTATCGGCGACGGTGGCCGCGCCTGGGCCCGCCGGTCAACCTCGGTGGACATCAGCCCGCTAGTTGCCTGCACGATGGCATGCTGGGGATTCAACAAATTTGGCCGACGGTCATACGACATTTTGAGAAGTGTCGGATGACCGTCGGCGGCACGGCATGGCGCGGCCAGGCTGGGCGCGACCAGTCAAGACAAGACTTGGCGGGTCCAGGCAGAGCGCGGCTAGGCGAGGCCTGGCCTGGCAATCTTTAGACACGGCCGATGTTGACAACGGCGAACCGGCCGTAAGTTGGACGGTACTGACCGAGCCCGATCACTCGGCCAGCAAGTGACAGTGCTTCGTGGAACATGTCCTCGCTGACGTACTCAGGCAGGATCATGTCGAACTCAAACGTCGTCTCCCATCCGGCCTTGAAACCGGGTGAGGTGCGGGTGATGCCTGACCGGTTGACGACCATCCGGCGCTTGTCTTCGATCTCCCAGGTTGGGCCGAGCGGGACGAGCAGGGTGACTGGCACGAACGCGGCTTTGAACAGGCCGCACGCTTGCTTCGCGCGAGACGAGCGCGGGTCCTGCATGAACTTCCCGGCCTCAATGAGAGCCTTGTGGACATACATGCCGGGTAGGCAGACCATGCCGTCTTCGTTGCGCCAGACGTACGCCTCAAGGTTGTCGGTCTTCTTGACTGCGCTGCCACGTTTGGCCGTTGCTTTGGCTTCGACGTCTTCGCTTGACCAGCGGTGGAAGAGCAGGTCAGTGGTGCCCCGGATCGTGAACCCGATTCGGTAGGGTGCGGTGGCTAGAACGGCGGCGTTGCCGTCGTTGCTGTTCACCCCGGTGTCTGCTTGCTTGGCAAGTTGCGGTGTCATGACTTCATGGTATCACGACACCGCTCATGCTTTGGCCATCATTGAAGCCCTCACGGCCTCGATGATGAGCGCGTTTATGCTGGTGTGCTGGTCGAATGCGGCTTGACGTAGGTACTGGTAGACGTCATCGGGCAGCCGGACGGTTAGCGACTGCGATGGGGTAGATGTCATGGTGGCATGATACCGCACACCCCTCGCTAGGCGGCTAGTCCGCCGGACGCCTGCTGACCGAAGACGTCGTCGAAGATGCGTGCCATCCGGCCGCTGACGAGGTAGTACGCGCCGCCGGTCGAACGCGGCCCGATCTGCCCATAGCTCATGATCTCCGTTGGGCACAGCACGCCCATATTGCCGAAGACGTAGAACACGGGCAGGTTGAACGCGGCGTAGAACTGGAGCCCGAACGCGACGCATTCGCGGGAGACCGCGTAGCGGCCGGTGTCGGTGCTGTGCATGTGGTCTTTGGCGTCGACGGTGATGACCTCGCCGGCGCGGGCGGCGACCATGTCTGGGAAGTGCCGGAACCGGGATCCGGTCTCACGGATGGCGCGCCGCACCTCGTCGGGGAGAATGCCCTGCCCCCATTGGGTGACTGTCCAGCCGTTACGTCGTAGTTCGGCCGCCACGCGCGCCTCAAGTGAAATGCCAGTAGCGAGGCGATCAGCGAACCTGTCGTTGTCATTCATGCAATCTTCCCTTTCCCGCAAACACCGCTTGCGTCACACGGGCCTCATCAGTCACATGATGACACCGGCTCACGATCCCTAAAGCCACCGAAGCAAGCATGCCGCTCACTTCGAAAGGCGCTGGTCACAGCCATGCTTTTTTCGAAAGGCGCTGGTCACAGCCTTTCGTAGTACACCGTTCAAACGGCATGCCCATTCGAAGAATTCAAAGAAAATGCGCTGAAGGGGGCATGCCGTGACTGCCACGCCCTTCGCTGCTGAGGAGACGTCGGTGATCCCCCTCGCCGACGAGGTCGCCGCGAAAGCCCGCCGTGTCGGGTTCTGGCGCACCGTCCTCACCGTCATCACCGCGGTCCTGTTCGCCGCAGGGTGGGCAGTGGCGAAACTGTTCACCGTCGTGTGGCTCGCGGTCACCTGGACCGGCGCCGCCATCGCCCTCGGCTGGCAAGAGGCGCGGGGCACCAGGGGCAGGCCGTCGCGGGACGAGATTTTGGCCGACAACGACCGGCTCCGCACCGAACTGAAGCGGCTGTCCTGAGCGGTGGTGACCGGCTGTGGGCCTAGTTGACCGCGTGTCCCGCGCCCGCGCCGGCGACACCGAGGAACGTGCCCTCGCCGTCCCCTGGGACCAGCCCTTCGTCCCCTTCGGCGCCGGCGGGCCTCTGCACCCCACCGAATACGGCCACGGCCAAGAACAAGCCCTCTCCCTGATCCCCGTCTACGCCGCCGTCCGGTTGCTCGCCGACGCCGTCGCCTCGCTGCCGCTGCAAACATTCATCGGCCAACCCGACACCGGCACCGCGAAACGCTTCAACGCCGGCCTGTTCGGCACCTGCCCGAGCACCACCGGCACCATCTACGACTGGCTGTTCACCGCCATGACCAGCCTCCTGCTGCACGGCAACGCGTGGGGGCTCATCACCCAGCGCGACGGCATGGGATTCCCTTCCGGCATCGAATGGCTCCCCCCGCAACGCGTCGTCGTCATCGACGACCAGCAGCAGCCCTGGAACCCGCTCCGCGCCCGAATCTACTTCTACGGCCGGCTCATGGACCGCGCCGACCTCGTCCACATCAAAGCGTTCCCCGTCGCCGGCCGCACCAAGGGCATGTCCCCGCTGCAACTGTTCTCCACCACCATCTCCGGTGGCCGCGGCATCGCCGAGTACGGCAAAACGTGGTTCGACAGCGGAGGCTTCCCGCCCGGCACGTTCTCCAACTCGGAGTTGGAGGTGGACGCCCACCAGTCGGAGGAGATCCGGCGGCGGTTGGTCAACTCAATCCGGCGCAGGGAGCCTCTCGTCTACGGACGTGACTGGACGTATCATCCCGTAACAGTCCCGCCGAACGAAGCTCAATTTGTTGAAGCAAGTCAGCTTAATGCGACGCAGATCGCGGCGATCTACGGGGTGCCGCCGGAACGGATCGGCGGCACCAAGGGCGACAGCATGACCTACGCGAACGCGGAAGCGTCCGCGATCGCGTTTGTCACCGACTGTGTCCGCCCGTGGCTCGTCCGCCTGGAGAACGCGTTCTTCGACCTGATCCCCGCGGGCCGGTTCGTCCGCTTCAACTCGAACGCGATGATCAAGACGGACATCAAGACCCGGTACGAGGTACACCAGATCGCCCGCGCGATGGGCCTCATGACCGTCAACGAGATGCGCGCCATCGAAGACGTCACCCCCACCGACCCGACCGACATCGGCGACGAGACCCTGCCGTTGGATGTGCTGGTCGCCATGTCCCGCGGGATGAAGGCGACCCCGAAGTCGTTCTCCGACCTGATCGACGTCGAGGCGCCGACGCCCCCGCCTGCGGCCCCGGCGCACCCGCCCGGCATCCCCGGCGTGCCCGGTGTGCCCGCGCCGTCGAAGGGCGGCCCGCCGCCCACACCACCACCAGACAGCAACGGATCCGTGCCGTCCGTGAACGGCAGTACGCCAGCGAAGACAGGGGCCTGACCAGTGGCGATGCTTCCGACCGCGTCGATCAACGACCTTCCCGATTCTGACTTCGCGTTCATTAAAGGCGGCGGCACCCTCGACAAGAGCGGCCGGACCGTACCGCGGTCGCTGCGCATGTTTCCGATCATGGACAAGGCGCACGCCGCGAACGCGCTCGCGAGGCTTCCGCAGTCGGACCTCAGCCCCGCAGACAAAGCCACAGCCCTGAAAAAGATCAAGGCCGCGGCGACCAAATTCGGCATCAACGTCGGCGGCGGACAGTCGTCGTGGGAGGAAGACAGTCACATGGCGACCGATCTGGAAAGGCGCTACCTGCCAGGCCCGGTGGAGTGCCGGACCGGCGGCGCCGACGGCTCACACATCGTCGGGTACGCGTCGGTGTTCGGGAAATTGTCCCGGAACCTGGGCGGGTTCGTGGAGATCGTGGAACCGACCGCATTCAACCAGTCGAGGCAGATGATGTGGCCGGGTGCGGTGTGCCGCTATGACCACGACTCGTCGATGCTGCTCGGCACCACCGCCGGCCGGACCCTCAACCTGACGGTCGACCCGACCGGCCTGTACTACGACGTGCTCCCCCCGCAGTCACGGAACGACATCCTCGAACTCGTCCAGCGCGGCGACATTCAGCATTCCTCGTTCGCGTTCCGCGTCCCCCCCGGCGGCGACGAATGGTCCGCCACGGACCAGAACTACCCGATGCGGTCATTGCGTGAAGTCCAGCTCGTCGACGTCGCCCCCGTCCTCACCCCCGCCTACCCCGACGCCACCGCCGGGCTGCGGTCGTTGGCAGCGCAGGTCGGCGCTCCCCTCGAGGACGTCCAGAAGTACGCGGAGGAAGACGAGCTCCGCAGGTTCTTCGTCCGCACCGACCGCAGCTCGGGGAAGCCGCGGAAAGCGAAGCCGGAACCGGTGCGCGGCATGTTCGGTCCCGCCGCCGCGACCGCGCTCCTCGCGCGCCGCACCGACCCGTGGGCCGGGCAGTAGCGATCAGGCACGTCCTGGCGACTGCCAGGCGCAGTTAAGCACGTCCCCGGCAGCCAAAGCATGCACCGGGCAGGCCAGCATCACCCCCGTAGTGCGGGCAGGAAACGCAGCCACCCGCGAGTAATAACCCAACCACCCCCCAGGAGAGGGGAAAACTCGCGATGAGTGAAATCGCTAAGAAGCTGCGCGACCGCCGATTGAATGTTTGGGAGCAGGCGAAAGAGCTCGCAGATGGGGCGTCCGAGCAGAACCGTGCGTTCACGGCCGAGGAGCAAGGCACGTGGGACGCACTCAACGGCGAACTTGACCAGCTGGATGTGCGGATCAAGTCGTGCCTCGACGCCGAGCAGCGCGCCAAGGACGCCGACCGGGCATTCGACTCCCTGTCCGGCAAAGAAATCGACCAGCGCCGCAAGACCCAGCGCGGCGACGGCGACGCCGCACCCGGCTCCAGCGGCGACCTCGACGGCGAACTCCGCGCGTTCCTGTCCGGCGACCCCGGCGCGCCCCGGTCGTTCGAAGTCCGGCACAACGCGGAGACCGGCCCGGTGAACTACCGGACCCTGTCCACCCTCACCACCGGCGCCGGCGGGAACCTAGTCCCCACCGACTTCTACGACCGCCTCATCTCCCACCTCATCGAAGTCTCAGGTGTGATGCAGGCCGGCCCAACCATTTTGAACACGGCCGGTGGTGAGACGCTCCAGATCCCGAAGACCACAGCCCACTCCACGGCCACCTCTGCCACCCAGGCGCAGACTCTCCCGTCGAGCGACCCAACGTTCAGTCTGGCCACGCTTTCGGCGTACAAGTACGGCATCCTGCTACAAGTCGCCCGAGAGCTCATCGACGACCAAGGTGTCGACCTCATCGGCTACCTCGGCATGCAAGCCGGGCGGGCCATCGGGAACAAGTTCGGCTCCGACCTCGTCACCGGCA